GCCTCAAGACCCATAATCTTGAGTTTAGGTTTCGCATACGCAACACCTTCGCTATCATGTACGTTGAGAATATATCGTTTCTTTGCAGTCCAGATTGCCTTATCAGCCAAAGACTCACGCTTCATTTCCATACGCTGCTGGAATGCATTGACATATTCTTTCAGTTCTTCATACGACGCATCAATGAACGGTTGAATCTTTTCCTCGCAAACCTTATCCATAAACTTGATCACCTTCTTGGCATCAGAAGTATCAGGATAAAGTTTTTTGATCAATGGACCCATGTTCAAATAGATTGAGTCAGTATCCGAAGCGATAACATAATCCTCGCCTTCGGTCTTGAGCAATTTGTTCATATATTCGTTGATTTTCTTTTCAATCCAACGAATAGACAACTGACCTGCTGTCGTAATGCCTTCGGCGATACGAATATCAAAGAAGCGGAAGTATTGATTACCCAGCGCACCGTAAGCGGAGTTTAGAGTAACTTTCTTTGCCAACTGCAGATTATTATATCGAGCAACTTGCTTCTCAAGGTAATGAACCTGATTCTTATCTTCAAGAACAGTTTCGATTTTCTTCTTTGCTTCAAGTGCCAATTTCTTATAGCGTGTACGATCTTTGTACATGCTATCCATAATCTCAGGCAGCACACCTTGCTCTTGAATACGGAACAACTGACCATTCGGCGTTACTGTAACGCCAAGATCTTTTAGGATTGCTGTATCTACTTCTTGATTGAGGAGAGTATCAACCTTTACATCACAGTTAGAAATAAAGCCACGCATGTTATCGTTATACTTCTCAGGTTCAACAATAGTTTCCATCGAAATATTATACTGCATGATCAAATGCGGATACAGACTGTTCAAGTCAAACGAAGCAACCCATTCATGCATACCAAGAATAGGATCCTTAACATACGCACCTTCGTACGCAGTTTTCTTATCACCTCGTTTCATTTGAGGGATAACAATCTTTTTGCGTAACAAGTAATTGTATACGATTGCATCCCACATACGGACTTGAGTGAACACATCATCGTAATTGACTTTGTTATCGTACGCAAGAGTCAAAGCCAACTCAATCAACTTCATCTTGTCTTCGAGTTTCTCAACAAGTTCTACGTCCTTGATGTTATACTCGATAAACTTTTGATAATCTTCTTTATAAAGTTGGTGTAGATTCTCGAACTCGGAATAGTCAATCTTCTTCTCGCCCAACTCAACATGAGCAATATTATCGAGACGATAAGACTCTTGCTGCGAATAAGTGAACTTGCGATAGAGTTGAATGTAGTCAAGAACAGATATTCCAGGCAAGTCATATACCTGAGTCGGACGATTCATAATATATGCTTCACGTTCGTCTAGTCTGTTCCAAGGAGACAACTTCTTGGCTTCATCGTCACCAAGAAGTTTCTTAATGCGATTAACAAGATATGGAATATCGAACTGCTCGACGTTCCAACCAGTGACTACATCTGGGTGCCATCGTGACCATAGGTCGAGGAATCTTCGTATGAGATCTGACTCATCTCGGCACTTTGCATAGTGCACGTCGTCACGATGCTTGACATAATCGCCACAACCAAACACAAAATAATTACCCTTGACTTTGATGCTGATTGCTGTGATTGCTTCATTTGCATCTCTTGGTTCAGGAAATCCATTTTCGGATCCAACTTCGATATCAAGATAGGCAATAAGTATTTTACTGACATCCCAAAGAATATCGTCAGGATACTCATCAGCAATATAAGCATACTCATAACGATTATTCCCAAAAATAGGAAAATTGTCGACACTCTCGTACCTCTTTATAAATTCACGGCACTCTGGAATTGTGCCAGGTTGAATTGGCTTGACGTATTCACCATCAAGAGTTGTGTATTCAGTTTTTTCATTTGCCAAAAGATAAAAGGTCGGGCGAAATTCAACCTTTCGCCTGACCCTTCTATCGTTTTCGACTCCACGGAACAGGATATACTTACCTGAAACCGTGATGTTCGTATAGAAATCGGACATATTATCCCGTGATCAATTGTTGCGGCGGAACCACAATTCCTGCTCCGAAGATTTGATTATACCCGTTTTTGACCTCTTGCGCAACCTCTGCGATAACAGCAACTTTATCAGCCTTAATTGTAAAAGGACCATCGGCTGCTTGCATCCAAGGAATAAATCCAAGAACTGGACCTTTCTCAGAGCGCTGCATCACAACGCCAAGCGGGTTCTTAAATACAATCTCAGTCTCATTTTCAGAGATAATTTCTGCTACTAATTCCTCGCCACTTCCTAACTTCATTGCTTTGATGTTCGACATTTTGTTCCTTCCTTTTGTAATTGTCAAATAAACCTTTTTCTTTTAGACTTTGGATATTGCCATTTTTATAAAAGCGATCATGCGCCATAGTCCAGGTATCCTTACCAACTTTAAGATACCACCCAGCGAACTCCTTGACTTCAATCTCTTTACTTATCAAGAAGTCGTTTAGTTCTTTAAGTGAGTGCATTATTCACCATCAGATACATCACGATTGTCAGTGTTTCGCTTCATTTTAAATCCAACGTGATTGGCATGAGCATTAATAAGTGATCTCTTGAGAGAACCTCTTTCGTGTGCGTCTTTAATCCAACCATAAGCCTCAGCCATAGCAAGCATGCGCTTCATTCCACGTGGAAGTTTAGCGTTAAAAAAGTCACTGCGATTAGCCATTTAGTAATTCCTCACACTTTTTCCAAAAGCGTTCTTGTTGTCCTGGGTGAAAAATTTGGTAATTGTGCCAGAACAATTCACGATCACCAATTCCAAACGTTGTACCAACGCCATACTTTGGCATGCCATCAGCAAGATCCCAATGTGGTGGAAGATTGCTAGGTTCCCATGCCATACGAATAGGCGGAGCATCGAAGCGAATAGGCATAATGATGTCAATAGGAATATTAGCCTCTCTCGCCTTAAATGTCAACTCTTCGCCAACATCACCGCGATGGTTTGGGGTAAGAGATGGACTTCCGCACTTCTTATATGTATCTACAGTAAATGTAAAATTGTGTGGCGCAGCAAATACATGCTGATCATTTTGAATGTGATTGCTGCGCTGAGCGTCACCAATCAAGAAGCCATCATATGCTTTGGCAAACATATAATCAATAGCATTTTCATTTAGAGGAACGCAATCGATATCCAAGAACATGACAGCATCAAATCCATTCTTTTGAATCAGCTCCATCAATTTATCCATTGTTGGTCCTGGCTGAGCATTGGTCAATACTTGAATATGTGTAATATCTTTTTTGTTATACTTTGCTACAACTTTCTTCTGTAGTTCTACTGTTTTTCGATCTATGTTATCCATAAAAATCGAAAGGATACAAGGTTTTACTGCGTCAGACATATTCGCCTCTTAACTTATATTTGATAGGAAATCGATTGATGATTAATCCGCATTTATCTATGTGCGTTCTAAGAATCGATTCAGGATGGAATCCAACACCAGAGTTAGAATATTCTACTAGGTTTGTGAACAAACCGCAAACTTTTTCCATCGTTTCTCTTGTTCCTAAACTCAAGAGATCATTAATACCGCCACGATGGTCAAATCCAGCAGGAACATAAACTACTCCTGGCTGAACGTCAATTGCTGGGAATGATTCAAACCTGAGATCAAATCGCATGCGTATGACTCGATCATATCTAAAATTGTTTATGGCTTCATAATGCGCCATGTGTTGAAAACAACGCCACACTTTATAGTACATGTAAAAGATGTTTTCTACTTTAGTTTCCCAAGCATGACTTCCATCATACGCAGTTCTATTCTCAATTTTGTACTCTTTAATACGACTGAAGATTGGCGATGAATTGAAATCTTCAAACATTGCCAATTTAGGTTTATACAAAGAAAGAACTTGCTGAGTAGATAGATTGTCTGATATCAATTGACCACGATGATCTAATACTTGACTCTCAGGAACCCAAGTATCTATAAACACATCAGCGTTATATGAGTCAATGATATGTTCTTGTAGTGTTGGAAAGCAATCTTTGGCATCTCTGACTTGCCCAGATAGCAATACTGCTGTTTTCATATGCGCATGTCTCGATACTTGATAGCATAATCAGTACAAATACCAAAGCATTCTTCAACAGGATCGTTATATATTTCAGGCATAACAGCAATGCTATTCTTAATAGGCTGTTTCCCAGGATATGCCCAGATAAATCCTTTGCTGGTCAACGTCACTGTATCATTCTCATGCCAAAAGTAGTGCAACGAACTCTTTTTCATTTTCAATAAAGCATCGATGTTCTTACAATGAATCCAAAGAGAGTTTTCTCTTTTATAAAGCCATTCTACATCAATCTCATATTGAGGCTCGTCATGTCCCAGAAAGTATTTTCTGTCTACGCACCACAAATCAATCTCAACACCAAATTCCATTTGAATGGCGAGATCGATTTGATTAGGTGTGTTCTCTAGTCCTCTATTTGGACCAGCAACAAGTCCGCGATGAGCAATAATTATCATAGTTCACCCAATGATTTAATGATATCAATTCTCGGATTGATAAAATTTAAATTATTAGGAAATTTCCCATAACGTTTTGCGCTTACACAAAAATTGCCAAGTTCAGCCACATTGATAACATCAAAGTGCTTCTTCATTATTGAATTGACTTTCTTTGCTTGCGTCTCAAATTTAAACGGTTTTTGTTCTAATTTGCGAATACATGTCATTGCAAATTGCTGCTCTGGAACAATTCGAAGCGGCATTTGATCGAATACCCCTTTCTCTAAAATTTCTCCATTTTGCTCGCACTCAGCAACACAATTCTTATACACTTCTTTGAGAAACTGAGTTTTACCAATAATGATGTGGTCAGACGGATGATATCGTAAATAAGAAGTTTTCCTAAAAAAAACATTGCTAGTTAAAATCTTATTTGGATCTTTAAGAAACTTTTCTATTGCTGGTATTAAATTAGAATAGTATTCATCAGATCTTAATTTAATCACGTATTCAGTATCAACTTCTTTTAACCCAGCATACGTTGAACAAAATTGAAGATATCTATTTTGTTCATTATACACGCCCATTAAATTTGGTGGTTCATTTATAACTGGTCGTAAATTAGGTCTATAGAATAGCATAATTTCGCTGTCTATTCTAGGATGCATCCATGTACTCACAACAGTTTCCATGTTCCGATGCATATCACACATTGTGATCAGATTCCGAAGAATCGGACCTTGAATCAATAATGTAAAGTTATTCATTTTTTCTTAAAGATAATATCTGCTTCTTTACGATGACCGTGTGGTTGGACTTTAGCATCAAATCCATTTTGTTCTAACCAGGAACAAACACTCGTATGACTGTTATCAACGCCAGTGTATAGGCTCACTTCTAAAGCAACTTCGCATCGACCTTCGTGTACGTCTTTAATGCGATCACCCAAACTTTGTAGAATACGAAAATCGTTTCCTTGCGCGTCAATCCAAAGATAATCGATGTGAGAAATATTGTATATGCTCATAAATGTGTCGAGTCTAATTGTCATAACTCGACACTGATCAGTAGTGTTGAAGTCTGGTCGACCACCCCACTCCTGGTGGATGTTTGGATTAAACGCATGAATGGAAGAACATCCCCAGTCTGATGAACCTGCTATGTTGAAAGTCGTCCAACGATTATCTAGATCTACAGCCAGTGGAACAGGCATGTATCCAGGATGAACTTTAAATTTATTCTTTAGCTCTAGGATTAGTTCGGGCGTTGGTTCAAACGCATAAACAGTAGAACCTTGATCAAGGAATCTTGCTGTATCAGTGCCTTTGTTAGCACCCACTTCAAATACAATTTTAGACATTCTTTTTCACCACCCAAAATCTTCTTAGACCTTGTTTCCAAGTATCTGTATTTTTAACTTCCCAATCATATACATGAAAACCAGAGTTTAAATCTGCGTCATCATATCTAGTAAATTTATATCCTAATTGTTTAAAGTTTTTTTCAACATTATTAGCAGAAGGTCTGCTGGCGCGACTACCCAATTCTTGATCATATCTATCAGAAGCCTCAGGCTTCAAGTCTAGATCTTCGTTATCACTATCACAAACTTCAGTTTCTAGGAAAATTAAATTTGTATGTTTCGACAAAGATAACAGATCTTGTTGCCAATTATCTATATGATATAATACTCCCCAATGTATGACGATGTCAAACTTTCTTTCAAGATTCCAAGGGAATTCTTGGTTTAGTTGAATGATCTCTTTGTCAGGATATCGTTTCTTAAAAACATCGATGTGTTCTTGACGACCTTCAGCGAAAGTTACTTTTGCGCCCAATGAATCAAAATGCATGCCTATGTCGCCATAGCCGCAGGCAAGCTCTAACATTGTTTTGTCTTTAAAGAACTCTTTGCCAAAAAGAGATTCAACTTTTTGAATCCGAGTTTGACGCCAAGTGTTATAATGATCGCCGAATCTTTCCATTATTTTTTATAATTCTGTAAGTAATAGTTTAAATCTTCTGGAGTTCCAAGACCCCACATTCCTTCGGCTTCTTTAATACGAACTTTTTTACCGTCTTCAATAGCCTGATTGAATACTGGGCAAACATAGAACTCATTGTTGACGCGAATGTTCTTTTCAATCATTTGCTCAGCATACTTGACATAGTCAGATCCCTTCTTCCAAAAGTAGATGCCGACTGTAGCGTTATCGCTGATTGGTTTCTTTTCAGCAACTTCAGCAACGAAACCATCATCGCCAACACGAGCATAAGACCACTTCGGGTGAGTTGCTTTGAACGTAATGATACCACCGTCAACACCCTCAGCATTGAAGGCATAGAGGCATTCATTACTGTTCCACTCTACGAACTGATCGCTGTTAGCAATCACTAACTGATCATTGTTGTTGATATACTCTTTGGCGAGTAATGTGGTGCAAGCAGCACCTTCAGTTACACCATCAACCTGCACAATCTTGCAATTAGGTGCAATTAAATTTAAAAGAACAGGAAGATTATATTTTTCATAGTGTTCTTTCTGAACAATAAAGATATAATTGGCTTCAATGTTAAGGTTGTCAACAACAACCTGAATCATCGGTTTATTGCGAACTTCAATGAGCGGCTTCGGGAAAGTGTAACCAGCCTGAGCGAAGCGAGACCCAGCACCAGCCATTGGGATTAATACATTCATTTTACTGGACTTCCATGGAAT